AATTTCTAAAGCTTCGTCTACAATATCTTTAATTCTTGGCATAGTTTGATTAATTTTTCTTTTCCGTGTTCTTTGTAAATGTCACTAATGTCCTTTCCTAGACTTGCATGATGGTATAATACAGGTATATCGTACATCTCAGATATCTTCTGTGCACCTTCTATACCTGCTCTATCTGCATCAAACCATACATATATGTTATCGAATCTTGCTCTAAGCAATTCATAGGCATTTTCCGATATAGGTGTAGTTTCGCTTCTTACTGCAACTGCATTAATACCAATAGAATGTAAGGTCATAACATCTTTAGTACCCTTAGTAATGACTAACGTAGTTCCCTTATGAGGGAGTTGTGTGTATCCTTCTAGCATACCTCCGAAGAAGTTAGTTCTAAACTTTACTCTCTTTTCTGCAAAGGGACGGTATAGTTTGAACTTATCTTTTTCTTTGTAGCGATAGCAAGGATCAAAGTCATTATTAATGTACCATATGTTGTCAGCTATCCAAGCTTTATCTACTCGTCTTATGTCAAAAAACTTAAGGATACTTGGTGTTACTCCGAATTGAGCCCAATATTCTAAGTCTTTCTGTGTAAAACGGGTAAGTTTAACTTTGATAGATGCTGGCTTTACTTCTGCGGGTTTAACTGTTTTAAGACTATCGACTTCTATTTTAAGACCTAACCTATCTTCTAGGCTAAAGTTCTTAAGTTGGAAGTCAGACTCAATCTTATAGAGAATGTCTGGATACTCGTAACCAGTTCTCATCTGAGCTATGTCTATACAGTTGTAGTGGATCTTTTCAGTAGCGTAATCTATAAAATAAAGATTACCTCCTTGACTCCACTTAAAGAAGCATGTTGCATGCTTGTCTGATCTGAAAGGATTCTTATACTTGTTTCTAAAGTTAATCTTCTCTCCGAAGTAAAACTCCATGAGTGTTTCTTGACCTATCAACTTGTAAAGAGTTTGTACATTAGGTCTTATTTCAATACTTGTCAGATCCATAAGGAAGGTTTTAAATAGAAAAAGGGGCTACAAATGTAACCCCTTTTCTAAAAAATGAAACAGTTAAGTAAAATTAAAATAGGCTATCTGCATCATCACTGATAGCAGCAGTAGCTACATCGCTCTTTTCCCAAGACATCATGTCATCAGAGAAAGGGCTTTCTACTTCATTAGCAGCAGGTGCATTGTTCTCTGTGTATTCTTTGAAGTCAAAGGTTCCGTAGAAACTCTTGAAGCCATACTCACCAGTAACTTGCTTAGCTACATAGTCAGTAATCTTGCTGTTTACGTTTACAAATACTTTAGTACATACGTCTTGGTACTTTTCGTCTTTGATTCCCAACAATACTTTAACACCCATGTTGGCTTTGTTAAAGTGTGCAAAGAAATCTACCAACTCATTACCTTTACCTTTTGCAATAGAATTCCAAGAATCTAATACAAATGGCTTCTCTTTAGGAGAGATATTACCATAAGCCTTCAGTAAAGAGTATACAGTTTCTTCTCCACCTTTAGCTTCACGAACACTCTTAAGGTCCATTCTACGAGAAGGATCTAAGCCTGCTTGTGCTTCACTTAAAGCAGCTAAGTTTTCAGCCCAAGAAGTACGAGTAAAGTTATCAATGAACTGTTTTTTACCTGCTTGAGAGGTACGAGTGTCATTGTTTACCCATAAAGAAAACTTACCACGTAAGTCTGTTTTAAAATCAGGATGGTTTACATACCAGAAGTCCAAACGCATTCCGTTATCTCCTTCGTAGTTAGGCTCTTTTACTTTGTCTTCGTCAATCCCTAGTAAAGCAGCAAGTGTTTTAGTGTTAGGGTTAACAGCTACAATTTGAATAGGAGCAAATCCTGTGTACATCTTTTTGCCTGATGAAGGCTCTCTGGTTTCTAATTCGTCAAATTTCATAATAGTAATTTTTTGTTTTTATTTTATTTGGATTTTGATACTTCTTCTGTGTAATAAGAGTCAATAGTTTCACATACTGATTTAAGGTCATTAGGGATTAATGTCTCAGAGAACATACCCATTGGGCTCTTAGCAGGGTAGTTACGGAAACGGTTAGTCACAAAATGATAAGTTGCATTCTCGTCTTTGTCTTCACCTACGTGAGTATAAAGACAGATTGTAAACAATCCTTCGAGAACAATTTGGTTGTCCAACGCTTTACCGATAGTCTTAATCTTCTGACCTACGATATGTCCATCATCCTCGATTGTTTCGCTGTGAGTGATGTAGAATACTTTAAGGTCATTACGAAGCTTACGAGCAGTAGTAAGCATGTTGGTTACATCCTTAGCTAAGTTAACAAACTTACCAAAGCCTACTTCGTTAGCTTTCTTCATCATAAGAAATGACATAGAATAGATAGCATCATCCATTACAATGTTCTTAATGTGTGGTGCTTTCTCGCTAATCTGTTGCAACAAAGTTGTAATTTGGTTGATGTCGTCTACTTCCATGTAATTCTTAGATTCTAGGTTGTAGAGTTTCTCAGCTCCTTTGAAAGGCAATTCTTTCCGTGCTACATTGATAATAAAGGTTTCTTTTGGGTCTAAAGTCCTGATAGAGGTAGATTTACCTGTACCTGAAGGACCTACAATTGCGATTAGTTTTGATGACATATTGTTTAATTTATTTTATTTTACTTTGTTTTCTTCTATGTTGTCTACAATATCACCTGGTGTATCCCAACCAAAGTTGGCTACAAAGTGTATTGCTGCTTGGAAACAATTAATAATACTCTTTTCAGGGTTCTCTAAGAGTTCTTCTCTCATAGCTTCGTTATTAAACAGCTCTTCTGATACCCATAGAATGTATTCATTTTCTTGTTCTGTTGTCCAGGTATGCTTTTCATACCATCCGTCTTCTTGAAAGTCTATAGTGGAGTAATCTACATTGATTATCTCACACATCTTTCGTACTAGTTGTACTAAATAAGGGTTCTTTTCTTCTTCGATCATTTTATTGTTTTGCTTTTCTTAAAAAATTCTCATAATGAGTAGCTGTAGGGCTATTCATCTCTTGGGGTCTAGGTAATTCTTCAAACTCTCCGTTAGCTCCATTAAAGTATAGACCGATGCTTGAGTTTTCTAAGCCAAAGTATCTATCTTTTAAGAATTTAAGGGACCTGTAATGGTTACCTAGTAATGATACATCATAGCCATTATGTGTGCCTATGTTGTATCTAGCAGGACTAAACAAACCTATTACTACTTCGTAGTCTTGGTGTACACCTTTATTGATGTGAAGCTCCTCCATTGAGGGTTCTAGCTTCTCTTCCATAAGTTGACCTTTGTAAGTGTAGGTTTGTTTTTCTGAGGCGGGTGTTTGTTGGTGGACTATTACGTTAACCATCTTAAAACGCTTAGAGAATATGTCAAGGACATAATCCTTAATCATAAAGTCAAACGTTTGATAAGATGACAACTTCATCTTGGTGTCAGGAGCTAGCTCGTTAGATAAAAGACTGATATGGTCTAATACAAAAAATACCCATAAGTCATCTGACTTATAAGTATAGCCTGTTATTATACGCTTACCTTCTTCTATCTCTTTGTAGGTGTATTCTCCTATCTCAGGATTCTCAAAGAAGGCTTTTATGTACTTAGCCATACCTGTGGGATTTCTGATGTAGTCAACTACCTCTACTGACTTCTCTAATGTGTTGATGAACTTCTCTCCTTGCTTTACTTTTTCTAATAGCTCACTACTTAAAGTATAGTTACCTACTGATTTAAGTTGAGATACACTGATTGTAACACGGTGTTTCTCATACATATACATAGATAGGAATGAAAGCCAAAAGTCTGTAGCACTTTCTTCTAAGGCAAAGTAGAAGATTTTAGGAACTATGTTTGTGTTCTGAGTCTTCTTCATGATGTTAAGGATAGTCATGTATTTAGCAAACTTTGACTTACCTACACCTGAAGCAGCAGTTAAACAAGTAATAGAACCTTTAGTAAATCCTCCGTAGTGTTCTGCTAAGCGAGGAAATGGAGGAGGGATAGCTGTTAAGCCACCTGTTTCTTTGAGAATCTTGTTACCCTCAATCTGATTTATTAACTTCTCAAAGTTCATAATTAGAGGATTTGGTGACTATTGTAAGCAGGTCCACTACCATTCTTGAGTTCTTCACACCACTTAGCTAAGTCGCTTTGGTCTACTCCGTCTACTTTCTTGAAAATAAAGTAACCACACTCTCTAATAAACTTAATGCTTCCTTGTTGCTTAAGGGTACTAATGTATAGATCAGTAGCCTGTGAAATTTCTTCAAGAGTATAATCATAGTCAGAAAGAAACTTAATAAGACGCTTAACCACACTAGACTTATCAGTTGTTTTACCTGATACTCCTAGATTCTTAGCACTGAACTTAGAGATAAAATCAGCCAACCATGTAGGAGGTATACTTAAGTCTCTATTAGGAGCAGTATTTATGTGTGTAGTCTTTAACTTTTCAATAGCAGATAACTCACCAACAGATTCAGTTATATTAAGATCTTCTAATGCTTTAGGAGTCCAACTATAAGCTGTTCCGTTAAACAGAAGTTTCTCTTCGTAAATCCATTTGTCGATCATCTTCTCCTGTTTGGCTAGTGCCCAGAGTATTTCGTAGAATGTCTTTTTCATCTGTCTGTTTCGTTAAAGTAAAGTTTACGCCTGCAAATATTTCCTTTGAAATAATCTTAGGCGGGTCTACAAAGATAATCGATTCTTCATCTTTTTCCAAGTCTTCTAGGTCTTCTAACCACATTTTTTTCATAAAAAGAAAGTCTGGATGTGACTCCAGACTTTCTCCATAATGTTCTATCTCCATATTTTACATATCTATTATTTCTTGAAATGCTATTAATCCTTTTACACACTCTTCAACTTTAGTTTCTACGTAATCTTGGTCTTCCTTAACTACGTTAAAGACACTTTCACAAGTAGGACAACAAGTATGTAGTAGAAGGTCATTAGTGATTATTAAACCGTTTTCTATGTAACAGTGAGGACATATGTCATCCATGATCATTTCATCAAGTAAATCTTGACTTACTTCTTTGATTGTAGGAAAGAAAACAGAATAAGACTTAAGCTCTTCTCTTATTGTAGGTTCTGTGTACTCAGGATAGCATTCCATAATCCACTCGTTGTAAGCTTCGTATGCTCTTTCATCATCTGATTCATCTATCATTTCAGAAGGCATCTCTCTGCTCCAATAAGTAGGTTGCTTAGTTACTTTAGATTCAGTAGAAGCTGAGGGTTCAGAGAAATCTATTTTATATCCTGTTAACTGAGCCTTTTGTTCTTTAGTAAGTTCCACCCAATCTCCAGCCACTGCATCATAGTACCAATCATCTTCTTCTGTGTCAAACATATGAATCTGACGACCACCATAACCAATGGGGGTAGAGGTAGATTTAACTTTAGATCCTCCGTAGGGAATTTCTGACCTAGAGTATGTAGGAAATGTAAGCGGAATGTTCCTTTCAGCAAGCATGCTAAGCATCTCATAAGCAAAACTAAAAGCATTGATTAAGAGTGCTACACTAGCTACTTCGGTATTAGAATGCTCGTTGAAGTAACCACATGATAGATTGTGAGAAGATACTTTAAGACCTCTTTTACGTAGACCACCGACATCAGT